ATAGTATCTGTTGTACTAGGAGTAATAGCTGTTAAGTTGCTATAACCTTTATAAAATGTAGTGGCGTTCCAAGACAAGTTTCTTTTAACACCAGATAAGTCTAAAGAGATGTGAGTGCCTAATAAATTAACACCATCGTTAGCATTATCAACACCTCCTAATTGAGTTGTACGGTACGCCCAACCTTTACGACTACCTAACCGACCATACTTATCTATTACACAGTTGTCAGCTTGTAAGGCAAAGCCAGCTTCTAGTGTTACACCAGCCTCTTGAGTATTAAGACCAAAGAATCCTGGAGCTACGATTGATGCAGCTTGTAAAGGTTTAGCCATTATAAGTCACCGTACTAGAAGTTTCTTCCACAGTTAAAATACAACTAACACCAGTAGAACCAGCATTACCTCTTATCTCATAACCAGCTTCTAACATTACATAGCCACCATCTTGTTTAAGCTGTATAAAATCTCCAGAACCTAGAGACTTAGAACCTAGTACAACTATATCTACACCGTTAGATATTTCTAAATGTACGTTAGAGATAGTAGAACCAGAACCATTAGATATAAATGCTAATACCCACTTAGCCTTAGTATTAGGTGGTACAGTATATAGTAACGCTGTACTATCAGTAAGTGCAGCAGTAGTTAAATTCTCTGTGAATATGCTTTTAGCCCGCATTAGCGTGCCACCCAGATAATTTCTTCAGGGTGCTTACCACAGTCCAATGTAATAGCATCTGATAAGGCACGTTCTGCTATAGCGTAAGCAGTAACAGGATTAACACCACCATCTTCACCACGTTCTTCAATAGCCATAGCGTATGCTAATAGTTCTATAGGTTTAGCTGGTATTTGAATAGTGTCTGCTTCTGCCTCTAGGTCAGGTTGACGTTGTACTATATTAAAACGTAACGTATAAGTATCATCAGGTATAGGGTATAAGTCTACTTGAGTATCTCCATCAGAACTAATACCATTAAAGCTGTAGTAGTAAGGAGAGCCTGTGGCTGGCTCAGAGTTTAAGAACAAACCATTAAAGCTATGAGCATCTTTGTATTGAAGAAAGAAATCATCAGTATCATTAACTACATCTAAGATGTCAAAGTTATTCTGAGTACCATTTAACTCATAGCTAAAAATACCAGACGTAGTAGTTGCCGTTAGTGTAGTACGTAAAGCAGACCATTTCCATGCTTCCTCCACAACTTGTTTAGCGTCATTAACGAATACACCGATAAGAGCAGAGTAAGAGGTCTCTTCTACAGACGTAACTGTCCTCTCTCTTAATCTCTTTAGGATTTTATTTACTGTTTCTAAATAAGTCATAGTTATTATTTACTTCCTAAAATAAATTTATATTTATTGTATCATATTTTTAAAGGTTTGTCAAGTCTTTATTTAACTTTATTTCTTCCAGTTAGCTAAACCCTTGATTCCAAAGGAAGCTGCTATAGCTGCTGCTAGAAAACCTTTGTAGTATTCTGGCATTGAGTTTAAAACTGCGAAACCCTCTTGAATGTAGGGTACTAAGCTAGGAATGAACGCACCAATCATGGGTATAGAAAGTACAATAACAAACCATTCGTCCTTCCATGATGTCTTACTACCTTCAGCCATCATCTTTTCCCAGTTCTCTTCGGACTGCATAGCTTTAATCTTTACTTCCTGCTTGACCTTAGCTTCTTCTGCTTTGCCTTGCATCCATGTAGTGGCTAACTCACCAACAAGAGTTATTAGCTGTATCATTTGTCTGCCTTACTGTCTAGTTTATCTTCTATTCGGTTAAGAGTATCTTTAATGTCAGCCAGAGCTATTTGAAAATCATCACGTCTAAGATACACGTTAGGTATGTTTCTCTCTATCTGCTGAATATCTAAACGCAATCTGCTAATAGCATCCCATACTGCTCTTAGATACCAGCCAACAAAAATAGATATGAGAGCAAATGTTGCATTAAATAAATCTTGGAAGTCCATGTAATGACTACTCCGGAAGTAATGTTTTTAATTCTTCTGCACTAGTTGCGTTATCCATAGAGGTTTGCAACAGTGCATCTTCTTCTCGTATAACTTGACGAGCAGCCTCAGCTTCCTCTGCGGATACACCTGGAATTTGTTTGGCAATTACCTCATCATGCGGAGCAAATTTTTTAGCACGGGCTGCTCTACGCTTTTCATGGGCAATCTCTTTTGCCTTGTCCATATTAATCTTAATCATTTGTTGGCTCCACATTTGTTGGCTTCACATAGTCAGGATGTTGTGGGTCAGTAATAAACATATCGTGTTCTCCACCGACACCATCAGTCAGGTCAGCTTCATCTACTTCCCACGCACTGCGGAAAGTGCGGTCTGATGGGATGTCATCCACTGACACAATCTTGTATGGCTTTCCTGGCGGTACATCTTTCTCTGCGATTTCTTCAATAGTGTGAGACTGTAATGCTTCATCCGTTGGGATAATCACTGCTACTCCACCTTCTTCTGTTTTATATACTATTCTCATAATTTATCCTTATCTGAAAAATGTAGCAAGGCATGTAGCGCTGTCAGCTACTACACCAGTTGAATTCCATGTGGTTAAATCTGGTGATGTGGTTGTTGTTGGGGCTGTATAGGTGTTTACCCTCGGTCTAAAAGCATTGGCAGAGAAATTAGTAACAAAGTTTGCATCAGGCATTGCAGTAGTAAAGTTCACTATATATCTGCCTTTACTAACATCAGTTATAGAACTAACATTACCACTCGCACGAATGGCAACAGTACCAGTGCCATTGAAGTTTACCCAAGCTCTACAACCATAAGCCGTAGCAACACTGCCGTAACCGCTATTAAACTTTAGGTTACCACCACTGTCTATGCGCATGCGTTCTGTAAGTGAGGTGTCGGTCGATGCGTTTCTTGTTGAAAACACCATGTCACCAGCGGTGTTGTTTGAGCCATTAGTAAGTGACCCTTTAATAGCAGCAAAACCGAGAGAGTTTGCTGCATCGCCTTGGGAGCTTGCGAATAAGATTGCCCCGCCTGAACCAGCAGAAGCGTTGTCGTCAGACACTCGCAGCATACCACCACGAGCACCTGCGTCAGTAAGAGCTGTGGTGGCTTGACCCAAACCAAAAATGTGTTGTTGCGCTCTTGGGCTGCTCGTCCCAATACCAACGTTACCAGAAGTATCTTCAATAATACCATCAGTAGTTATCCTACCAGTGACATTAACGCCTGTAGCTGTAGTTTCTAAGACATCATTAGAGCCTAAGTCGGCTATGTTTCTTGACTTGGACATTATAGAACCTCCTTCAATACTGATACTTCAGCTTCTAGTGTTTCAATGCGTCCAATTGCTTCTTGCAATGCCGATGTGAGTAGTGGAACAAGTTTAGATTGGTCAATGCTTTGCAGAACTGGTTCACCGTCTTTGTCTACCTCATCTTTCTCGCCTGTTACTGCTTCAGGCACAACAGACTGCACTTCGTGAGCAAGAAACCCGTCTACTATTTTACCATCATTATACGACATACTACCTTCGACAAAAGAAAACTGATGCACTGGTAGTTTAGCAATTCTATCTACTGCACCTGTAAGTGATGTAATGTTTTCTTTAATACGATAATCTGAATTGACGTTAAAGGCGCTCGCCGAAATTGAAGCAAACCCACTAACAATTGAGTTAACCACTTGAAGGTCGTTAGTGCCTCTTACGTGCCTAAGATTTACAGCAGTAGCACCTACTGCATGAAAACCGAGAATCACATGACCTGCGTCAGAGACTAACTCTAAATGAGAATTATCATATTGAGTAGGGTTATTTTTATGGATACGTACACGAGCACTGGTTGTAAATCCTCCAATACCTACGTTGCCGCTGGAGTTGATGCGCATGCGTTCTGTGCCGCCCGCTGTTAGGAAAGCAAGAATTCCTGTAGGGTTTTCGTTTCTTAGAAACCCACTGCCACCTTGGTCTTGGTATAAAATAATTGGTCCAGTAGCATTTTGATTTTTAACGTCAAGCCTAGCCCAGTTTGCTGCGGACGCATTAGATGTCACTTGAATAGCAGGATTATAATCTCCATCAGCAACGGACATCAGTCTGGTTGTACCCGGCGAACTCGTACCAATACCAACATTGCCAGAAGAGTTCAACGTCATAGCTGTAGAGGTTGCGTTGTCATCAATACCACGGCTAGTGAAGGCATCTGCAAAGGTCACAGCACCATTAAAAGTACCGCCAGAGCTTGCTGATACAACGTCAGCTACAGTAAAGTTACCAAAAGCAATTACATTAAGCTCATCACCAGTAGATGCACCAGCAGTAAGAGTAATAGATGAGGTAGTTGCTGTGTAGTCTGTACCGGCTTCTAAGACAATGCCATTAAGAGTGACAAATTCTACGCCTACTGTAAGGGCTAATGTATTAGAGTTATCATCAAGACCACTGAATACAGTCTGACCTGATGTAGCTGTAAAGGCATACTTATCCATTGTTTCAATAGTAGAGGAAGACGCTGGAATCCAAACACCACCATCATAGATACGCATTTCAGAAGCTGTACTGTTAAAGTACAAAGCACCTGTAAGTAGAGCATTACCATCATTATCAAGAGTTGGGTCAGATGTTTTAGAACCTAAGTATCGGTCATCGAATTGGTCATAAGACTGAGCAGCATTAGCCGCTGAAGCAGCCGCAGCAGTTGCTGAACTAGTAGCAGCACTAGCTGAGTTAGCAGCATTAGTAGCAGATGTACTAGCAGAACTTGCAGAGCTGGCTGCATTGGTTTCCGATGTACTGGCATTAGATGCGCTTGTAGAAGCCTCAGAAGCCTTTGTAGTGGCAGTTGTTGCACTACCCGCTGCACTAGTAGCACTAGAGGATGCAGAGCTAGCAGAGGAGCTTGCAGACGTTGCTGAAGCTGCTGCATTAGTTTCACTTGTACTAGCATTGGACTCTGAAGTAGAGGCATTGCTTGCTGCTGTTGATGCAGTTGATGCACTATTAGCTGCATTAGTTTCTGAAGTTGCTGCGCTTGTTGCACTATTAACTGCATTAGTTTCGCTGGTGGCTGCATTGGTAGCTGACGTAGATGCTTCACTAGCTTTAGTAGTAGCTATCCCAGCCTGTGTAGTTGCTGTACTTGCAGAACTACTTGCTGATGTGGCAGATGCACTAGCATTAGTCTCTGCTGTCTCTGCACTAGCTTGTGCTGTCTCTGCTGCTGTCTGTGCAGTCTGTGCTGCTGTTGCAGAAGTTGACGCATTGGACGCTGAAGTAGAAGCACTAGTAGCAGACGAAGCTGCATTTGTTTCTGAAGTTGCTGCATTAGTTTCGCTAGTAGCAGCATCACTAGCTGAAGAGCTTGCATTAGTCTCTGAGGTACTAGCATTAGATTCAGAAGTAGCAGCATTACTAGCACTTGTTGCAGCGTTAGATGCAGAAGTAGCTGCTTCATTTTTATATTGGTTAGCATCTTGTACTAACTCTGTTACTTCGTTTATGGTAGCATCAGTACTAGCATCTCCTGAACCACCTGAACCTCTGTATATACTCAAAGCAAGTCTCCTAAATATTCTGTATATGTGTGTGTAGATTAATAAGAATAAATACAGGGGGCAATTAAGCCCCCCATACCGTTAGGACTTACTAGGCTGGAACAGCTACAACAAGAGCTGATTCAGGTCGTAAAACCTGTGTACCATAAAGAGTGTCAGAAGTAAACAAGTTACTTAAGTACTCTTGCTTGTATTGAGTTTGTGAACGTACGCCCATTTGCTCTGCAAGTACCATTGCATCTTTATGACCAATGATAGCACCTTTAGTATCAACGGCTGAAGCTGTGTTATTAGCAGCAGTTTCAATTACAGGACAGTTAGAACTAACGTAAACATCAATACCGTACAAAGTACCGATTTGACCATTCATTACACCACGACCATCTACGAAGTCGCTAGAGTTGTAACGGTCAATACCCATGATAGTTTGACGAACTGAAGGAGGAATAACAATAAAACGATTTTCCATAGGAGTATCGTTATCATCTAATTGTTTGATAAGTTCACGGAAAGCTAAGTCTGTGAAAACATCAGTAATAGCTACAGTATCTTCTGCGTAAGCAGCAATACCATTAGCACCATCAATATAGAAGCTGTTGCTATGAGTCCAGTCAGAACCATCACCATCACCTAATGATTTACCTAGAGCAAACAAATCATCATCAACTTGTTTAGCTAGAGCGTAACCAGCATCATCTGTGTAGAATTTACGCATAGAAGCTAGTGCTTGTACATCAGTAATATCTTCGATTAAACGAGAGTATTCATAATGTTTGTCGACGCTGACTTGTACTTCTGATTCTGTAGCAGCAATCAAAGTTACTTGAGACTCCGCACCTTTAGCAGAAGCAGAACCACGAGTTGGTTTAGGGATATGTAAAGTATCACCTTTCTTACCAGACATTGGCATTTTGTTTACCAAGTTAGCAAGAACTAAGTTAGATTTATAAGCAGCTACAATCTCGTCACTCCATAACTCTGGAATGAAAGTTGCGCCAGTTGTGTTTGTTACATGATTTGTACCAAGTGCCATTATATTTTACCTTTATAAAAATTTAAGAT